AAAAATCATCCTAGGCAACAGTTTTTCCAAAAGCATAATATGCCAAGGTCCAACCGTCCAATCCCAAGATGACTTATCAATAGAAATCGGAGTTTTATCCCGAAAACTCTTCGCTAACCATGCGAACCCACCTCCACTAGGTGCCCAACCCGCCTTCGACGGTATCTCTCGATGTTTCGCAATCATCGAATCGAGCCAGTTGCCATAAAGAATAGCATCAATCATAGTATCGGTTAAACCGACACCTGATATCAATCTCCATGACTTCTTATCGACTTTAGACTGCTTATGGGGTTCTTGCTTTATGAATACAAAAATCGGATCAGAGACCGGACGGTTAATTAAATCAATCCACCGCTGTTTAACGGCAGACTCAAACATAACCATCCGGTCTTCCTGAACGTCAATACCATCAAAACCAAAAAGGTCTCGATTAGTCGGATAATTTTTCTTCCAAGGCCAACCCGGCGATGAATTCCAATCCACACGACTCATAACAAATTTTTTAAAATTTTTTGGCCATCCATCATAAACGACTTTTGTACTTGAATAAATCCTTTCCAATTGTCGCACAACAGACGGTATTTTTTCATAATTACGCATATCAAAATTACACAACGCTTCACGATATCTACAAGAATGAAAACAAAGTGACTCATCTACAGCAGCACCATCTACGTCCGGCCACGAATAACCATCCATATCTGGCGCGATAATGTGCATTACTTCTGACTCGATGTAGACGCTTTCGTTAACGATCCGGTCTTTAAAGGGTCTTCCTTCACAGCTATGGTTTCGACACCTTTCGCTGCTTCGGCAACAACCTTTACTACCAGACCCCGCTCTACTAGCGCCTGCATCAACTCTTCCACAGCATAACCGCTGGCCACTGCTTTGTCCAAAATCCCCGCTCGAATATCTTTTGCTTTCGCTTCGCGGACTATTTTCGGTACCGCCTTCACTGAAGACACATCGACATTCACAGAGGTCTTGGCATGTTTCACTTCCGTCAATTCCTTCTTCAAAATTTCGTTTTCTTTTACCAGCGCCTCCCGTCCTTGATCCCCTTTGGGAATCGTCGTCAACATCTTCTCGATTTCTCGATAACGAGTTGATAACGAATCCTGTAGGGCTTGTAGCAACATCACTTTCTCGTCCAATTGACCCATCAGTTCCGCATGTCTCTTCAAATAGGCTTCCGCTTGATCGGCCGAGCACTGCTCGGCCATCTCCAAGTTTTTTGCCTGTATCTCATTGACAGCTTCCGTGACGGTTTCAAAAACCGGTTCCGCGACATCACGATAATGAGGAGGAAAACTTTCTGATAAGTTAACCTCCACGATCCTTTCTGGATTTTGCTGGCCCACCTTCTTCGATGATTTCTGGGAAAGCTCCATGGGTACTAATTCCGATCTTGCTTCTTCAATATCATTCTCCAAGAGATGTATATCTACATTATGATATCTTCCGCCTACAAAAACTATCGCCTCATCCGGAGCATACTTCGATCTTTGATACTTCAACGGGCCCCTCTTTCGACGAACCCGTTGCAACCATTCCGCTGTTTCCTCTGGTTTTTGCAAAAGCGACATTATATAGGTCGCACTGACACCATAATTGGTCTGACCCCCGCCCAAATGAATACCTGCGATGTTCTTAGCTACCATATAAGGTGCGCCGGAGAATCCTCCTTTCGTCGAACCACGATAAACTACTCCGCCAAAGACGTAAACGTCATTGACAAGAGTACCGAAGGACATTTCAGGATCTTTACTCGATGAAGTGAGTGTTACCATCATTTCACCTTCAATACCAATGATAGCGGCCTTAACCAAACCAAGTTGTGAAAACGTGGCTTCTGAAAGCTGTATCGCGGCTAAATCCCCATCAATAACCGTAAACTTTGATGTTTCAAACTTAATTGCGTCAGACTCGGTTGACCTCATAATCAAAGCAGCTAAAATTTCTTCGCTAGCTATGACATGATAAGGAACAACCAACCAATTGTTTAGTCGCGTAGCTACACCTAAGTAGCCTTGCAACCTCCCACCTTGGTCGACTGAATACAACGCAATTTGCGTTTTCGGTATTTTCGATCGTGGCACATTTAAAAACACTGAACCCATTCTCATAGATTCCGGCTGTTTTTCATGTTTTTCGCAGGTATTCTTGCAAGTGCAAGAGACACCGTGACCATCAAAAGGTCCAAGTCCTGGTAGAGGTATTTTCTCGAAGGATACTGTTGTTTGTATCCTCCGATTCCACCAAACCGTAAAAGCCGTAAACAAGACGACAAATATTGTCGCTACCCAACAAAAAATGAAAAGGTAAGCAAAATAAAAATCATCTTCGACGTACTGATGCATGATTAAGA